CGGGCCCTAAAGGGCCCTCACTGCCCCCGGGTGAATGTGTGGGGGATGCGCGCGAGATCGAGGTCCGGAAGCGGATCGTGGAGGCCTACGACGCCGCCGGGATGCTGCCGCCGGCCATGCACCTCGTCGGGGTCTGGCTGGCCCGTGGCTACTCGCCCCAGCTCATCGAGGACGTCGTCTGCACCGGGATCCGGAACGAGGGGATCAAGAGCCTCGCCTACTTCGAGAAGGTTCTTCCGAAGGAACACGCCCGGATGACCGCACCGGAGCCAAGACCGCCACCGCACCTGTCGGAGCCCGCAACCGTCACCACCCTCCACCCGAGAAAGCGCCATGACCGCAAACCTTCCATCATCGAAATCGGCCACAGCCTCCTTGACCGGCCACCTCCCGGCTTCACTTGAGGCCCAAGCCGTCGCCACCCTCATCGCCGAGGCCGACCGCCCCTTGTCGGGGCCCCTCAACCACCTGCCGGGCATCGAAGGCTGCCGGCGGATCATCACGATGGTGCAGGACACCATGACCGGGATGACGCCATGGAACGATGCGCTTGCCCAGGCCACGCGGATCGCCGGCTGCACGGTTGCACGCAACTCTGAGGCCGATGACACGTCGTTGGTCATCTCAGAGCTGACCAAGGCGTTCTGCCGCTATCCGCCGGCCATCGCGCGGCATGTCGCCGAACATGTCATCGAGACTTACAAGTTCCGGCCGACCCCTGCCGAGATCCACGAGGCCGCCAAGGCGCGCATCACGGACCTGCGCGTCGCCGCCGCCGTCGCCGAGAAGGTCATCAAGGCGCGTGAACACCGCTCGGAGGAACGCCGCGTCCGCCTGCAGGAGCAGGAAGAGGAACGCCTGGCCATCGCCGAGGGGAGGGAGACGCCCAAGGAGCGCCGCGCCCGTGTCGCCGCAGATGCCCGCGCCGTGATCGAGCAGATCCGCGGGGCGCCGGACGTCCATCAGCGCGGGTGACACCATGGGCAAGGCCTGCGTCCCGCCGCCAACACCGGACCCGGCGTTCTACCACGACGATCTCAATCGCTACCAGGCGGCGAGCAAGACGCCTCTACCGGCCTACGAGGGGCGCCTGTCGGCCTTCCCGGTGCCGGTGCCTCCGTCGAAGCGCGTGCGGGTGCTGCCGATCCTGGCACTCGCCGGCGCCATCGCAACCGGCCTCGTCGTCCTCATCGACTGGCTGGTCGCATCCGCAACGAGCGGGACAGCATTCACCGGCGCTGCCGGGTTCTGAAAGGAGATCACGATGGGACGCGGCATAATCCTCTCCCCGGTTCCCCAGCCCCTGCACCGCGTCATCGGTTTCGACGTCAGCTCGGACGACTACACGACCATCGCCGAAGTGTCGTTCACGCCCGATGGTGCCATGACCATCGAGAAGATCCAGACGCTGCCGCCCGTGGTCGATCTCGACCGCAGCGAGTATGGTGGAGCTACCGATGGTCGCAGCGCCGGCGAGCCCTCCGGAGAGGAATGATGCCGAAGCGCAAGACGCCGCTGCCGACGACGCTCGACGATGCGTCGCCGGTCGGGGGCCTGACCTATCGCGAAGAGCTGTTCGCCCACTACTACGTGGAGACGGCCAACGGCGCCGAGGCCTACCGGCGCGCCGGCGGCGCCAACAAGCAGCCCGATGCGGCTGCGGCGAAGATGATGGCAAAGCCGCACGTCGCGAAACGGGTGTCGGAGCTGCGGACGCGGCGTCTTGCCGCCATCCAGTTCAACGCCGAGGAAGTGCTGCAGCGCCTCATCGCCCAGGTTCGCGCGGATCTCTCCGACATATTCGACGATCGCGGCGCGCTGAAAGCCGTCCATGAATGGCCGGACGTCTGGCGCACCGGCCTGATCGCCGGCATCGAGGTGGTGGAGGAATTCGAGCAGAACGCGGAAGGGGAGCGCGTATTCTCCGGCTACCTCAAGAAGGTGAAGGTCGCCGATCGCGTGAAGGTGCTTGAGCTTGCCGGCCGGCACGTCAACGTCTCGGCATGGAAGGACAAGGTCCAGCTCGACACCTCGGACGTGCTGCGCGAAATGCTCGAAGCCTTCGCCCGCGACACATGGGTCAACGCCCCGGTACCGACTCGCGTCGTGGATCCTGCGGCGCCCGCAGCCCCGCCGAAGGCCACCGGCATCGCTTCCGTCCTCGATGGTCGCTGACGCGGAGCGGGTGCGGTGAGCATGGATCCATTCGCGACACTCTTCCCCTCGATCGACACGATCGAGCCGAAGGAGCTGCCGCGTGCCATGCAGAACCGATGGTGGCGCCTCACCAATCTCTACTGGATCCAGAACAAGGACGGCCTGGCTGTCCGCTTCGACCCCAACGAGGCGCAGCGGAAGTTCCTCGTCGACATGTGGTTCCGGAACGTCGTGCCCAAGGCGCGGCAGCGCGGCTTCTCGACGCTGATCCAGATCCTGATGCTCGACACCTGCCTGTTCAAGCCGGGCACCATGGCGGCCGTCATCGCCCAGGACGAGGACACCGCGAAGCAGATCCGGAACACCAAGATCAAGTTCGCATGGGACCGGCTGCCGAAGTTCGTGCACGAAATGGTGCGGCTGACCACCGACAACGTCACGGAACTTCAATGGTCGAACGGCTCGACCATGCTGCTCGCTACCTCCGTCCGCGGCGGCACCGTCCACTTCCTGCATATCTCCGAGCTGGGAAAGATCGTGCAGGCATCGCCCCTCAAGGTCGAAGAGATCCAGCAGGGCTCCATCCCCGCGGTGCCGCCCTCGGGGATCCTCGTCATCGAGAGCACGGTTGAGGGACCGCACGGCCTGTTCGCCGACTTCTGCCGCACCGCCCAGGCGAACGCCGACGCCAAGCGCGAGCTGACGCCGCTCGACTTCAAGCTGCACTTCGCCTCGTGGTGGGACGCGCCGGAATACCGGCTGGATCCGCGCCTGCAGGTGATCGGCCCGCAGATGAAGGCCTACTTCGAGCGCGTCGAGGCGAAGATCGGCCGACCGATCGATGCGTGGTCGCGCGCCTGGTACGCCAAGACGCTCGAATCGACGTTCGGCCACTCGCAGGACAAGATGAAGCGGCAGTACCCGTCGTTTCTCGAAGAGGCCTTCGAAGTGTCGGCCGATGGTCTGTGGCTGTCGGAGCAGATGGCCAGGGCCCGCCGGGAAGGCAGGATCGGCAAGGTGCCGCTGCTGCCCGGCTACCCCGTCAACACCTTTTGGGACATCGGCACCGACGACGCCACGTCGATCTGGCTGCATCAGCGCATCGCCATGATGGACAACTACGTCGGGTTCTTCGAGGGCAGCGGCGAGCCGCCGAGCTACTATGTCCGCCAGCTCGAGGATGCCCGCGCCGCCCGGCATTTCGTGTGGGGCAAGCACTATCTCCCGCACGATGGTTCCGCCCGGCGGATCAATGCCGAGGTGCTCAAGACCTATTCGGACATGCTGCAGGAGCTTGGCCTGATCGACGTCGAGATCGTGCCGCGCACCCCGGATCTGAACGCGGCGATCGACGGCATGCGGGAAGAGTTCGCCCGCTACCAGTTCGACGAGGAAGCCTGCGCCGAGGGCATCAAGCACCTCGACGGCTTCTCGAAGGCGTGGAACGCGACGCAAGGCGTCTGGACCGGCGGCATCATGAAGAACGGCCATCAGCACGCCGCCGATGCGCTCCGCCAGAAGAGCCAGGCGGAACAGGCCGGCCTCATCAATGCCGGACCCGCGCCGACGAGGCCGCGCCGCCGCGCCTCTGCCATGGCGGCCTGACGAGCACCTTGGTGTGCATCATCGCGGCGGTTGATTGCTGCAATCCCCAAAATCGCTTATCCGAGGACATTCAGCGCACTCTAAAGAGGGCCTGCCTTGGCCGAAGTCGACATCAGCCGGTATCACTTCCGCCGGACGCACGGCATGTTCCTCGCCCTCGGGACATGGTGCCGCCACGGCATCGGCGAATGGCGCCGGTGCCTCGTCATCATGCGAGAGGCCGCCTACGGCAGTGACGACATGCGGATCTTCGTCGTGCACGACGACGTCGATCTGCCGACGTGGGCCCTCGATCTCAACGGCATGGGAGATCTCGGCATCGCCCTGCAGCTCGGCAAGAGAGCCTGCCGCGAGCTGGACATCGAAGAGACGGCGACGAATGCCGTCGCGATCATCACGATCGTCAACGACAACATGTACGAGCTGATCACGATGCCCCCGCCGCCGGAGCGCGAAACCGTCGCGCTCGCGGACATCGTCGTGACCGAGCACCAGTCAGGCCGCCGCATCGAGAAAGAGCTGCGGGCCGATGTTTGATCTCAACGCCAAGGACGGCAGCGTCCGCGTCTCGGAATACAAGTCGCCGATCGCACCGGGCGGGGAACCAATCAAGGACGTGCCAGAGGCCGCGCTGGACAGCGAGGCCGCAGTCGAGCTCCACGGCCAGCTGCTCGACCACTACGTTCGCGAAATCGATCGCCAGGCGGAGAACCGCCGCGACATGGCGACCGATGAGGACTTCTACGACAACGAGCAGTGGAAGGACGAGGACAAGGCCGTCCTAGAGGCCCGCGGCCAGAAGCCGCTGGTTTATAACGTCGTCGCCACCACGATCGATTGGGTGCTCGGGACGGAACGCCGCGCCCGCTCCGACTTCAAGGTGCTCCCCCGCCGCAAGGGCGATGCGAAGCCGGCCGAGCGGAAGAGCGAGCTGCTCAAGTACCTCTCGGACTGCAACGACACCCCGTTCCACTGGTCGCGCGCCTTCGCCGATGCGGTGAAGGTCGGTGTCGGCTGGATCGAGGACGCGCTGCAGGACGGCACCGAGGAAGAGCCGATCGTCACCCGCTACTGCAACTGGCGCGAAATGCTCGGCGACAGTTCCGCCTCGGAGCTGGATTACAGCGATGGTCGCTACATTTTCCGCTCGAAGTGGGTGGACGTCGACCTGGCGTGCGCGCTGTTCCAAAAGCGCAAGGCCCTCATCGAGCAGTCGGTCGACAATGTCGATCAGTTCACCGAATTGAGCCTCTACGGCGACGACGCCATGGACCAGAAGGAAAACGATCTGGACCGTGGATCGTCGTCGCGCAGATCCGACGACACCGTCGGCGGGTATCATCGCCGCCGCGTCCGGATGATCGAGTGCTGGTACCGCAAGCCGGAGACGGTCAAGAAGATCTCCGGCGGCACCTTCGCCGGCGAGGTCTTCGACCCCCGCTCGCGTGGCCATCAGGAAGAGGTCATCAACGGCGAGGCCACCGTCATCGATCACATGACGATGCGGATGCACGTCGCGATCTTCACCACCGCCGGCATGGTCTGGATGGGGCCGAGCCCCTACCGGCACAACCGCTTTCCCTTCACGCCGGTGTGGGGCTTCCGCCGCGGCCGCAACGGGCTGCCCTACGGGCTGATCCGCCGGATCCGCGACATTCAGGAAGACATCAACAAGCGCGCCTCCAAGGCGCTGCATATCCTGTCCACGAACAAGGTGATCATGGACAAGGGGGCGGTCGACGACATCGACGCCTTCGAGGAAGAGATCGCTCGGCCAGACGCCATCGTCATCAAGAACCCCGGCAAGGCGCTTGAGATCAACGCCGACCGCGAGCTGTCGCAGTACCATGTCGAGCTGATGGGCCGCTCGATCGCGATGGTGCAGCAGGCCTCCGGCGTCACCGACGAGCTGATGGGGCGCGGCACCAACGCGACATCGGGAATCGCGATCCAGAGCCGGCAGGATCAGGGCCAGATGGCAACCTCCGGCCTGTTCGACAATCTCCGCTTCGCCAAACAGAAGTCCGGCGAAAAGCTCTGCTCCCTGATCGAGCAGTTCATGTCGGACAAGAAGGCCTTCCGCATCACGAACAAGCGCGGCAAGCCTGAATATGTCGAGGTCAACGACGGCGAGCCCGAGAACGACATCACCCGGGCGAAGGCCGACTTCATCATCACGGAGGCGGACTGGCGCGCCTCGATCCGGCAGGCCCAGGCGGACGAGCTGTTCTCGCTGCTCGCCAAGATCGCCCCGGCGGCGCCGCAGATGGTCATCGTCATCCTCGATCTGCTCATCGAGAGCATGGACCTGCCGAACCGCGAAGAGATCGTGAAGAGGATCCGGCAGGCGACCGGCATGGCGGATCCCGATCAGGAGGAACCGACGCCCGAGGAAATGCAGCGGAAGCAGGCCAATCAGGCGCAGCAGCAATACACGATCCAGATGGCGCTGGCCGAGCTGAAGAAGAAAGAGGCCGAGATCGCCAAGCTCTTCGCCCAGGCGAAGGAGATCGAGGCGAAGGCCACCGGCACCAAGGTGCAGACGCAGCGCACCGCCCTCGATGCCGCCGCGGCCGCCGTCGCCCAGCCCGGCATCGTCCATGTCGGCGATCATATCCTCGGCGAGAGCGGATTCCGCTCGGTGACCGACCAGAAGAACGAAGAGCAGCAGCAGCTGGCTGCCGCCGCTCAGGAAGCACAGGCGCAGGCCGCCCAGGCACCGCCGCAACAGCCACCGCAGGGAGCAACCAATGGCTAGGCACACCGAGGAAGAGCTGGCGCAGCTCACGGACGAAGAGCGTGAGGGCTACAAGGAGCTGCTCGAGGAAGAGGCCGCAGAGGAAGACGGCGACGACGACGGCGACGATGCGGATGCCGACGACGGTGCGGGCGATGGTGCCGAGGACGGCGCCGCCGCCGATACCGGAGCGGATCCGGCCGCCGCTGCAGACCCGGCCGCCGCCGGCGCGGCCGCCGATGCCGGCGCCGACCCCGCCGTTGCTGCGGTCCCCGAGAAGGCTGGCGCGCCGTTCCCGACCTATGAGATGCCCGCCGACTACGACCAGCGGCTCAAGACGATCGATGAGCAGCGGGCCGAGGTGGCGCGCCAGTTCGACGACGGCGATCTCTCCGGGGCGGAGCTGAACCAGAAGCTCGCGGCACTGACCCGCGAGGAACAGGATCTCCGCGAGACGAAGCTGCGCGCCGAGATCTCCTACGACACCCGGCTGGAAGGCTGGAAAATGAACGCGACGTCGTTCATCGAGGCGAACCCGCAGTACGCGCCGGGAACGCCTCTCTTCAAGATGCTGAACGACGAAGTCATCGCCTTGCAGAACACCGCCAAGGACTCCTTCGATCCGAAGATCCTGATCCAGGCGGATGCGGCGGTGAAGGAGCAGCTGGCCGAGATCGCACGGCTCACCGGCATGGCACCGGCGGCCAAGGGTGCCGCGGCCCCAGCCAAAGCTCCGGCGGTATCGCCGGCCGCCGCTGCAGCTGCGGCGGCTGCCGCCGCGGCGAAGCCCGAGATCCCGCCGACGCTCGCCACCATCCCGGCGGCCGCGCTCGAAGACACAGGGCAGGGCAGCGAGTTCGCCCACCTCGATCGCCTCGCGGCGACCAACTACGAGAAGTACGAGGCGGCGCTGGCGAAGCTCACCGACGAGCAGCGTGAGCGCTACGAGATGGGCGGCTGACGCGAGGGGGACCGGGGATGCTGACCGTCAGGCTCGATGCCGAGGAAGGTGTGAGGATAGGTGACGGCCCCCACAACGGGGCCGCCATCAAGGTGCTGGCGCGATCAGGCCGCAAGGTTCACCTGGCGATCTTCACCAATCTGCGGGTGGAACGGTGCTTCTTCGGGCTACAGCCGCCGGCCTTCGCGCCGGGCCTGTTGGTGGCAGCCCGAGCGCCCGTCCCCGATAACCATGCCCTCAATTGCGCCGCGAGCTGATTGCGGCTAAAAAGGGCGAGCCAACTTAGAGCGTAGGACGCGCTCCTGAACACAGGAGCTGCGTCCATGGCTGGACCCACGAACATTCCCGTCGGCGATCCGAAGGCCGCCAAGCGCTGGTCCGGCACTCTCTTTCTGGACATGCTGAAGAAGGCCTACTTCGAACGCAAGTTCATCCAGGCCGGGCCGAACGCGATCGTCCAGAAGCTGACCGAGCTGGAATCGGCGGCCGGCGACACGATCACCTTCGACATCAACGTGCAGCTGCGCGGCACGCCGACCTTCGGCGACGATCGCGTCGAGGGCAAGGCGGAGAACCTGCGGTTCTTCTCCGACGCGATCAGCATCGACCAGATGCGCAAGACCGTGTCCTCGGGCGGCAAGATGACCCGCAAGCGCACCGTCCACAACCTGCGTGCGATCGCCAAGGACCGCCTGTCGGACTATTGGGCGAAGTATCAGGACGAGGCGATGTTCATCTACCTCTCCGGCGCCCGCGGCATTAACGAGGACTTCTTCGAGTCGGCGGCGTGGGTCGGCTATGCCGGCAACCCGCTGCAGGCCCCCGATACCGCCCACCTCATGTACGGCGGCGATGCCACGGCGAAGAACAACGTCGACAACACCGACAAGATGTCCCGCGTGCTCATCGAGCGCGCCGCGGTCAAGGCTCGCATGATGCGCGCGGTCGATCCGACCAAGGCGAACATGATGCCGCTGATGATCAACGGCGAGGCCCACTACGTCTGCATCATGTCTCCCTTCCAGGAGCATGACCTGCGCACGGAGAGCGGCGCCGGCGGCTGGCTCGAAATGCAGAAGGCCGCGGCCTCTGCGGAAGGCCGGAACAACCCGATCTTCAAGGGCGGTCTTGGCATGGTGAACAACGTTGTTCTCCATAGCCATGAAGGGGTTATCCGCTTCGCTGACTATGGGTCCGGCGTCAATCTGCCCGCCGCTCGCGCCCTCTTCCTCGGCCGTCAGGCCGGCGTCGTTGCCTACGGTTCCAGCAACGGCATGCGGTCCTTCTGGAACGAGGAGAAGAAGGACCACGGCAACGAGATGGAGGTCATGGCGGGCTTCATCATGGGCCAGAAGAAGACCCGGTTCAACGGATCGGACTTCGGCGTCATCGCCATCGACACCTACGCGGCCAACCCGGGCTGATCGTCCGCGGCGCCCCCAGCGCCTGCGGTCCCCTGACGCCTTCGGATCCGGCTCTCAAGCCGGATCCACCGCCCCCTCCCATCTTCTCGCCGAGGACCAGTCATGGCCATCATTCAGAGCGACTTCGCCAAGGGCATCAAGGATGTCCCGTATCCCGCCAACGCCGGCCAGGTCTGCGCCGCGCGCTTCTTCATGAACGTTCCCGCCGCGCTGGCGCTGAACGACATTCTCGAGCTGGCGGTGATCCCGCCGGGCTGCCGCGTCATCGACGCCGTTCTCGATGTCGATGATCTCGATAGCGGCTCGCCGGCCATCGTCCTCGATGTCGGCATCATGAGCGGCGCGGTCGGCAGCACCGATGTCGGCCGCACCTGCGGCGATGAGTTCTTCGACGGCATCACCACCGCCCAGGCCGGCGGCCTCGTCCGTCCGACGCTCGCCAAGGCACTGCGCACCAGCAAGGCCAATGTCGAGCGCTCGGTCGGCGTCAAGGTCATGACCGCGGGCACCACGCCGCAGGCCGGCGTCATCGGTCTGACGCTCTTCTACGCGGCCGAGTAAGCCGTCACCACCCCGCCGCCGGCTTCGGCCGGCGGCGCCTCTCCACAAGGAACGCGCCGCCATGAACCTCATCGAATGCACCCTCGGTGCCGTCTCGCAGCATGTGAACGGGACCAACTACTCGTTCCAGCGCGACCAGTACGGCCGCTATGTCGCCGACGTGCGGAACCTGCTCGATCGCTCCATCTTCCTGTCCGTCGAGCACTACCGCGAGGTGCCCGCCGTCATCGAGGATCCGAAGCCGAAGCGCACCCGCGCCCCGGCGCCCGCTGCCCCCCAGGGCGCGGCGCCTGCCAGTGAACCGCCTGCCGCGAACGGCGAGGCCGGTGACGGCGAGGAAAGCGGCGAGGGTGAAGGCGAGGGCGAGGGCGAGGGCGAGGAAGGCGGCGAGGGAGCCCCGGAAGGCGGCGCCCCCCAGGATCCTCCGGCCGACACCGGCCGCGAGCAGCCCCCGGCGGCAGAGACGCCGAAGGCGCGCGGCAGCCGTCGCGCCAAGCCCAAGGCCTGATCCATGCTCACAGGCGTGCAGATCCTGACGCGCGCCGGCATCCTGCTCCAAGACGAGGGGCATGTCCGCTGGCCCCTTCCCGAGCTGGTCCACTGGATCAACGAGGCGGTGGACGCGATCCTGCTCGCAAAGCCTTCCGCCTCGTCGGCCTCTATCACGATCCCGATGGTGGCCGGCACGCTGCAGTCGGTCCCGCAGTCCGGCACCCCGACGCCGCTCCGTCTCATGGGCATCACCCGCAACATCACCGCCGCCGGCCCGCCGCGTGTCGGCGGTCGGGCGATCCGGCCGGTCATCCGCTCGCTGCTCGACACCTCGCAGCCGCAGTGGCACGACCCGCGATACGTGCCGTTCCGCAAGGAGGTCCGGCAGTTCATCTTCGACGAGGAAAACCCGCTCGAGTTCTACGTCTATCCCGGCAATGACGGCTCGGGGATGGTCGAGGGCATCGTCTCGACGCGCCCGGCTGCCCTGGCTGCCTCCGGTCCCGAGGACGACATCGCGAGCTACGCCGGATCGGTCGGGCTGCCCGAGGTCTATTCCGGGGCGATGGTCGACTATGTGGCCTATCGCGCCCAGCAGAAGGACGACTTCGCCGCCAACACCGGCCGCGCCGCTGTCCACTATCAGACCTTCGCGACCGCCATGGGCATCAAGATCCAGACCGAGGCGGCGACCAGCCCGAATCGGGATCGCAAGCGATGATCGAGCTCGACGAGCTGCTTCCCGACGTCCTCACCCATTGCCCGGCCGCGCCGGAGCCGCTCGCCATCCAGTACCTGCGCCAGGCGGTGCAGGAGCTTTGCGAGGCGAGCCTGTCCTGGCGCGCCTCGGAGACCCTGCAGGTGACGACGCCGGAATGCGAGGCGGTGCTGACGACGCAGGACGCGCAGATCATCCGCATCGAGGCAGCCTATCTCGACGAGCGGCCGCTGGATCCGGTGACTGTCGCCTGGCTCGACATGCACGATCCGGGCTGGGAGTTCCGCTACACCGACAATGACGGCATGGCCCGCTATGTCGTGCAGAAGGCGTGGAACACCATCGCCGTCGTGCCGCGCCAGCCCGGCGCCCTGTCGGTGCGACTCGTCCTGAAACCCTCGATCGATGCCCTCACCATTCCCAAGGGCATCGCCGATCGCTGGCGTGATGCCATCGCCGGCGCCGCAGCCGCGCGCTGCCTCACCACCAACAATGCCGAGATCGCCAACCCGCAGCTCGGAGGCGCGCTGTGGTCGGAATGGAAGGCCACCATCGACGACATTCGCGTCAAGGAACAGATGACGCAGCTGCGGACGAAGCAGCGCACCCAGCCCAGCTATTTCTGATCCGAGCCGGCGGATCCGGCAGAGCAGGAGAGCCAGCATGAGAACCACGAGACACTACGCCCGGATCTGCCTCGGCGCCGCGATCGCCAGCCTCGTCTTCGCCACATGCCTCGCCGTCATCGTCGTGGCGCCGGGCATCTACGAACACTATCCGCAGATGCTGCGGGAGGCGCTGCCGTTCATCCGCGAGCCGTTCCACCTCATGCTGGCCGCCCTGGCGGTTGCGTTCTGCTCGGCGATCATCGCCTTCGGGCTCGCATCGAGGGCCGACCAGGCTGCACGGTTTCGACGCTTCCTCGACACCAGCTGGGACCGCCGGCTCCGGCACCGATACGCGCTCACCTGAGCGCGACTGAGCTTCGGTCGCGAATGACCGGAGGCGCGGTATCGCCTTGCGAGACCACGCAGCCCTCCTTGGGCGTTTCCTCCCTTCACTTGGGGCCGCTCCTGACAGGGCGGCCCTTTTTCCGTCCCCCCAGGCGCCTTATCATCCGCCCATGGATCCCCGCACCAAGGCCGAGGCGGTCGCCGCCGGCAAGACGCACCTCCGCCTGCGCTGCGGCTGCAAGACGGTGGATGTGCCCTGGCAGCTGCTCCCCGCCTATCCGGACGACGTGCCGCTGCATCTGTTCGCCCGCAAGATGCGGTGCAAGGACCGATGCAAGGAGCCGCCGAAGGTTATCGGATCCGTCGGCCCCGATGACGCTCGCCGCGAGCGCATCGAGGACGGCCACAAGCCTCTCACCGGGACGGTGGTGTAGGCGGCAACCCGTGCCGCAGGTAGGCCTCGACCAGCAGCACCAGCGTCGGCGACGCCGCCGCCTTGTCCGTCTCGATCTTGGCGACGTGCTCGCGCCCGATGCCAAGGAAAAGGCCCCACGCGGATTGCGTGAGGCCGAAGAAACGCCGGGCGGCGCGGAAGTCAGCGGCGGTCATGGCGTCGGGTTCTCCTCGTAGTGCCGCTCAAGCCGCAGCCACGCCAGCAGCATCCTCTCCCGGTAGGTCGGGCTATGCTGGCGCCAGAGGTCATAGTCGAGGCACATGCCTGCGACGCCGCCATCGGTGATGCCCGCGACAGTCTGGATGGATGCGGCAGCCGCGTCGAGATCGTCCATTTGGGCAGCGGCGGCGAGGTCGCCGAGCCGCACATTGCCAACGGTCGCCTTCCCGTCACGAGCGCGGCGCACCGCATCCCGCGTCGCTTCGAGCTGGTTGTATTCGTCCAGCATGGTCGCCCTGTATTCGGGCGCATGCATCGGGCGGCTCATGTCCTCGGACAGGCGCGACCGTTCGGCGGTGATCAACTCGTCAAGGGCGTCGAGCTGCTCTTTGGTCAGGCAGAGGGTGTGCATGGTGGGGCTCTTTCGGGAAGAGGCCCGGCATTCGCGCCGGGCCGATGGATCAGGGCGCGGTGGCGAAGGCGGACAGTTCGTTCAGGATCTCTTGGTCGGTGTTGTCCGACCAGAGATCTTCGCCGTTGCCATAGACGAAATAGACGGTGCCGATCCGCGACAGCGGGGCGTCGTAGAAGCGCAGCGCATCGCCATCCGACGACGCCATGGCCTTGCAGATCGTGGCTGCATCAGTGGACTGCTTCACGACCCATTCGCCTTCGCCGCCGATGCCGTCGCAGACCGAGACGGACCAGCCCTGCGCGAGAGCGCAGGCAATGGTGCGCGCGGCGATCCGACGCTCATCGAGATCGGTCAGATGGGGAAGGCAGCGGGCGACGGCGGCGATGTCGGCGGCGGTCGGGCGGATCAGGGAAAGCGTGTCGGTCATAGGGGCGGCTCCATGTCAGAAGTGACACCCATGATGTAGTATAACGCTACAATGCACACAACAGTGTGCAGAGAGCGGCGAGGCGGTAAAAGGCAGTAGCTGGCCAATTGCGGGAAAATCCCACGAAAGCGGGATAGACGGACAAGCTGTCGGGATTTCCGACGACATCGACGTTGCGAGGGCAGGGGGCCCTCGATAGGGTCAGCGCCGATCGGCGGGGCCTGTAAGCCCGTGGAACCCGCAAAGACTCCCTGCGACAAGGACGGCTCGGCTCCGGCTGGAAACCGCTCCCCTCGACGTCACAGCCCCTGGCGGCAGGTTGCCGGTAACACCGGCCCGATCGATGGCGGCTAGAGCCAGGCGCGCGGCACACGATCAGGCTCCGGCCTGGCCGCGCGCCTCTTTACGGGTGCCGCCTCGCATTGCGCGGCCCTGTGCCCCCCGTTATAGTGTGCGTCGCCAGCGTAGGACGCGCTCCCGATGACGGGAGACGTCCGTGCCAGCCTCGACCTACGCCGGCAATAAGATCCTCGACCTGATGTTCCGCGGCGTCGCCTGGACGGCGCCCTCTCGCGTGTGGATCTCGCTTCATACCGCCGACCCCGGCCTGACCGGCGCCAACGAGGTGACCACGGGTGCATGGCCGGCCTATGCCCGGCAGGATCCCGCACAGGCCGGCGCCGTCGGCAACGGCTTCACGGCCGCCTCGTCCAAGGCGATCGAGAACGCGCTTCAGGTGCTCTTCCCGGCCAACAACGGTGCCGGCGCCGTCGTCGTCACCCACTTCGCCATCTGGGATGCCGCCAGCGCCGGCAACTGCCTGTTCTCGGGCGCCCTGACCGCCTCGAAGACGATCGCCGTCACCGACGAGATCGTCATCCGCGTCGGCGAGCTGGACCTGTCGGTGACCTGATGTCGCGCGGAACCATCAACGGCGACGTCCTCAACGCCTTCGCGATCAACGCCGGCCAGGTCACGCACGAGGCGAGCGCGGCGGTCGCCATGGTGCTCGGCTCCGCCATACGCTTCTCGCAGATCCATTCCGCTCGGGCGGCACAGTCGGCCAGCTTCGCCCATGTCGCCCTGGCGCGGCGTCGCCAGCTGCTCCGCGCGACCGCCGCGGCCGTCTTCTCCAACACGGCTGTCGCCCGGCGCCGCACCGGCCTCGTCTCGGCGAGCGGGCTGACGCTTGCCCATGTGGCGGCCGCGACCCGCCGCGCGCAGTTCGCCGCCAACGCACCGATCGTGTTCGGCGGATCCGCTGGCCTGTTCTGGCGCTATCGCCAGCGGGCGCCGCGCGAGCGCGTCGTGACGGTCCCGCTCGACCAGTCCTCCCGGCTCTTCACATCGAGGGGACCATGAGCGCGATCAACATCAACGTCTCGAAGGATCCGGCCGACCGCCTCGACTACGACGTCGACTATGCCCGCTGGCTGCCGACGGGCGACGTCATCAGCTCGGCCACGGCCACGATCGCCGGCAGCACGGCCGTGCCCGATCAGGTCGATGTCTCGGCCGACGCCGTGAAGGTGTGGATCTCCGGCGGCACGGTGGGTGAAACCGCCGTCGTCACGGTGGCCGCCGTCACCGCCCAGGGCCGCACCAAAGAGATCTCCTTTCGCCTCCGGATTCGGGAGTCCTGACCGTGGCACCAGTCTTCTCCAACAACGCCACCTCGCTGCTGGCCGTCGCGATCAACACCTCCGTCACGACGGTGGTGGTACAGACCGGCGATGCCGCTAAGTTCCCGGCCCCGACCGGGGGCGACTGGTTCCCGATCACCGTCATCGACGGCCTCGGCAACATGGAGATCATGCGGTGCACGGCGCGCTCGGGAGCGAACCTGACCGTCGTGCGCGGGCAGGAGGGCACCACGGCGCAGAGCTTCAGCATCGGCGCCCGTGTCGATCTCCGCCTCACCGCGGCGGTGCTTGCCGCGTTCCTGCCGTCCGCGAGCTATACCGCGGCCGACGTACTGGCGAAGCTGCTGACGGTGGACGGCACCGGATCCGGCCTCGATGCCGACGCGCTCGATGGTCAGTCGGCCGCCTACTACCTCGACCTGGCCAACGCGACGGGCACTCTGCCGGACGCGCGCCTCCCGGATCGCCTCAGAGCGTTTCCCTATCTGATTGCAGACTGGAACACCGCCACTGAAAATGGCTGGTTCATGGGCTCGGGCGCGAGCAACGCCCCCGCGGCCCTGACCGGGTGGGCCATAGGCGAGGTTTTTGCCCACAATTCGGCATGGATCACGCAGGAGGTTTTCGACTTCACGTCGGTGACCGCTGCGAACGGACTTCGATACCGCCGCCACAGGTTGAGCGGTACCTGGGGCCCTTGGTACAAGGTGACCGACAGCCAGGCGGAGCTGGACGCCCGATACCTGCTTCTGGCAGGAGGCACGATCACAGGCGGCATCGTCAACAACAGCCCCATGTCGACCCGGGGGTTCGGCATGTATTGGGCCGACATGTCGTCGAACATCAACGAGGGGTCGGCCATCTTCGGCAACAACCTCTACGCTTCGTTCAACGGCTCGACCACCGACTACAAGACCACCTTCACGGGATCCGTCGGCTATGCCGCGCTTCGCCTCGCAGGCGGCGGCATTCAGGCCGCCCGCGCCACAGGTGCCACCACCGCGGGAGCCATCGTCACGCCGACATGGCACGATGTGCTGGACAAGGGCAACTACAAGGGCGCCCGCAGCCTCGGGCTCTCTCAGGCCAACTTCACGATCGGTGCGGCCAACTACGACAGCCCTTGGGTCGGCTACAATTCCAACCACACCCTGACGCTGCCGTCCTCGGCGACCGCCGGAATTTCGGCCGTGCTCGGCCCGTTCAAGGCTTTCGACGGGATCGCCCTCACGATCCAGAGGGCAGGTTCCGACACCATTCGCATCAACGAGACGGGGAGCAGCGTCACTTCCCTCGTCCTGTCGCAAGGCCAGCAGGTCACCCTCGTCAGCGATGGCGCGGGCACCTGGTACGCCTTTGGCCTCAACCACGAGGTCTTGCTTCTGGAAACGGGCGCATTCTCGAATGTCGCCACGGTCGACATCGTGCTTCCTCCCGGCTTCCGGCAGTTCCGCATCGAGGGGCGCAACGTGTCGACGCCGTCGGGCTCGGCGCAGTTCTACAGCAGGCTTCGCACGCAATCGTCGGGCGTCTGGCGTTCCGGCGGCACCGACTATCGCGACGCCCGTCTCAACGTCACGGGTGGCTCCACGAGTGGCGGCGGCTTCAGCAACAGCACTTCCCAGATGTGGCTTGCTGCCAGCGTGCATCAGATCGGACACAACTTCACGCTCGATCTCTACGACGCGCGCGACGCGGCAAAATACACCGCTCACAAGGCCTTCTTCGTCGGCGACCAGTTCGGTGTCGGCTGGGACTGCCGCGTCGCCACCGGCCGCAACAACGTGGCCGAGGATAACGACGCCATCCGCTTCTTCATGGCGGCCGGCAACATGAACGCGGACAACTTCCGCCTCATCGGCATCCCATAGGGAGGGTCGCATGCCACTCACCAAGATCGTCAACGGCATCGCGGTCGAGATGACCGCCGAAGAGGCGGCCGACTTCGAGGCATCGCGCGCCCCGGCACCTCCCACCGTGGCCGAGCTGCAGGCCTATGCCTCGGACAAGCGCTGGCGCAAGGAAACCGGCGGGATCACGGTCGGCGAGATCACCGTCAGCACGGATGACCGCTCGAAGATGATGCTCATGGGTGCTCGCGTTCATGCCGCCTCGGATCCCGGCTTCACGACGCAGTGGAAGACCACCGACGGCTCGTTCGCCATCCTCGACGCCACCACGATCAACGCGCTCTCCGCCGCCGTCCTGGCGCATGTCGATGCCTGCTTCGCGCGCGAGGCGGAGGTGCAGGCGGCGATCCTCGAGGGTGAGGTGGAGACCACGGCCGCGATCGATGAGGCCTTCGCCGACGTCACCGCGCCGTGGGAGTAAGCCATGAAGCTCGCGATCACCGGCTTTTCGGGCGAGCAGCCGCGCGTGCTGCCGACCATGCTGCCCGATGCCGGTGCGCGCGAGGCATGGGACGTCCGCCTCGATGACGGCGGCCTGACGCCGACCCGCCGGCCCAAGGTCGCGGCATCGGTCACCGCCGGCGACACGACGATCTATCGCCACGGCGCCGACTGGCTGTCGCGGCCCGGTGTCGTCAACTTCGCGCCGGGCCCGGTCGCGCAGGACCGGCTCTACTACACCGGGGATGGCGCCCCGAAGATGAGGGTGGCCGGCAACGTCTATCCGCTGGCCCTGCCGCCGCCCGCGGCTGCTCTGACCGCGACGCCTTCCGGATCCGGCACCGGCGACGTCTTCACGCGCCTCTACGTCTATACGTGGGTCACCGACTTCGGCGAGGAATCGGAGCCCTGCCCGGTGTCGAACGAGCTGACCTGGCAGAGCGGGATGACCGTGACGCTGTCCGGCTTCGTCGCGGCGCCCAGCGGCCGCGCGATCACGAAGCAGCGGATCTACCGCAGCCAGACCGGGCAGGTCGGCACGTACCTCTACCTGATCGCCGAGCGCTCGGCGACGAACCTCGACTTCACGGACAACGTGCCGGTCGATCAGTTTCAGGAGAGCCTGCCGAGCGCCGACTGGAACGCCCCGCCGGATGGCCTCGCCGGCCTCGTTCCCATGGCGAACGGCATGATGGCGGCGTTCAACGGCCGCGACGTCTATTTCTGCGAGCCGTGGCGGCCTCATGCCTGGCCGGAGAAGTACGTCCTCACCGTGGACTATCCGATCGTTGCGCTTGCCGCGATCGACACCACGCTGCTGATCCTCACCACCGGGCAGCCCTATGTCGCCCAGGGCACGCACCCCTCGACGATGGCGCAGAAGCGCATCGAGCTGAACCTGCCGTGCATCAACGCGCGCGGCGTCGTGAACCTCGGCTTTGCCGTCTGCTACCCGAGCCATGACGGCCTCGTCTCGATGTCGGCCGGCGGAACGCCCGCCCTCGTCACCGGCAACCTCTTCCGCAAGGATGACTGGCTCGCCCTATCGCCTCAGACAGCGGTGGGCGCGCAGCTCGGCCAGCGCTACGTGCTCTTCTACGACACCATGGTCGGGGCCCAGCGCCGCGCCGGCGCCTTCGCGATCGACCTGTCCGGTACCGCCTTCCTCGTCCGGCACTCCATCACCGCCGCGGCCGCCTGGTACGACGTCACGGCGAGCGCGCTCTACTACTGCCCGCCGGGATCCGGCGAGGTGATCGAGTTGCACCCCACCGAGGGCGCACCGAACACCCTGGCGTGGTCGAGCAAGGAGTTCCTGCTGCCGGCGCCCCACAACTTCGGCGTCCTGCTGGTGGATTCGCTCGCCCGGATGACCGCAGGCGAACAGGCCGCCCTCGATGCCGATCTGGCCGCGGTGCTCGCCGCCCTCGCGGCCGCAATTCCGACGAGCGATCTCGGCGCCCCAATCAACGCCAACCCGCTCAACACGCTGCTGCTCGGCGGCGACGACTTCTCGTGGGATCTTGCCGGCGTCACCGGCCCGGAATTCGAGGCCATCATCATCGCCGACGGCCGGCCGGTGCACACCATCAACAGCCTCGATCGCCCGACGCGCCTGCCGGCCGGCTTCAAGGCGCGGTCATGGGAGATCGCGATCCGCACCAACGTTTCGGTCAAGCAAGTCACCCTGGCGACATCGATGGCGGATCTGCTCGCATGATGGACCCCGCAGTCGCCGCCGAACGCCTCGAAACGCTGGACGGCCGCCGTCCCCGGGCAATCCGCGAGGCTGCCGTCCGACTGCAGGATCTCGACGGCCTGATGCAGACCGCGAGCCGCCTGCAGTCCACCGTCTCATCCGGATCCACCCCGACCAAGGCGGAGTTCGACGCGCTGCAGAAGGACGTCGCCGAGCTGCACCGCCGGATCCTCGCGGTTGTCGAGGCGATACAGGCCCGCGTCATCGATGCGTGAGAGCGAGATCCAGCGCGCGGTGATCCAGCACTGGCAGGCGCTGGGGCAGCCTGACACCCTCGTCGCAGCCATCCCGAACCAGAACGCGCACGGCCAGTTCGGCTTGAAGCGCGGCCTCGCCGATCTGCTCTGCATCGGCCCGAAGGGCGCTGGCTTCCTCGAATTGAAGACGGAGAAGGGGAAACCCAGCGCCGACCAGCTCGCGTTCATTGACCTCTGCCGGCGGAACGGCATCAATGCGGAGATCACTTGGGGGCGCGACGAGCCGATCCGCATCCTCGAGGAATGGGGCATCGTCCGCAGGAGCAACCGTTGACGTCGTCCGTCCTCTACGAGCCGCAGGATGAGCTCATAGCGTGGGCGGCGTCGCGCATGGGCTACCCCAATTTCCAGTTCCGGCCCGACGCCAGGGCGATCGGTCGCGAGAAGGACGGCAAGATCTGCGCCGTCATCGTCTTCGACACATGGTCCGATGGTGACTGCCTCATCCATGTGGTGTCGGACGGCTCGAAGCGATGGTTCAGCCGCGAGTTCGTCATCCGCGCCATGGCCTTTCCGTTCCTGCAGGTCGGCAACCGCGCGATCACCGCCCTCGTGCTCGCCAGCAACGCACCCTCGATCGCGATGTGCGAGCATTTCGGCTTCCAGCGGGAAGGCCTGTTGCGCCGGCGCGGGCCGAACGGCGAGGACATGATCCTATTCGGACTGCTTCGCGAAGAGTGCCGTTGGCTCCGGCCCCGAGGACAGGCTATAGTGCAGGCCGCTGCAGCGTAGGACGCGCTCTCAACCGAAGAGAGCCGTCCCATGGGCAAGAGCGCACCGGCAGCCCCGGCGCCGGATCCGAACATCGGCAAAGCCGCGCTGATGCAGTCGGAGACCGGCGAGAAGTGGCTGGACTTCTCCCGCGACGCATTCCGGATCTCGACTGACAGGCAGGCCGAGCTCGACGCGCTGACCAAGGACATCAGCGAGCGTCAGATGGTGCTCGCCGAGGACAACCAGTCGCTGGCCCGGCAGGTCACCGAGCAGCAGATCGCGCTTGGTGAAGAACAGGCCGGCTATGCCCGCTCGGATCGCCAGCGCTACGAGACGGTGTTCCGGCCCGTCGAAGACCAGTTCATCAAGAAGGCCACCGAGTACGACTCGCCGGAGCGCCAGGCGCAGATGGCGGCCGAGGCACGCGCCGACGTCACCAGCACCGCCGCCCAGCAGCGCGAGGCCGGTCAGCGCGAAGCCGCATCCATGGGGCTCAACCCCAATTCGGGGCGCTTCGGCGGGCTGACCCGCTCGCAGGATCTCGGAACCTCCCTTGCCGCCGCCGGTGCACAGAACACGGCGCGCGAGCGCGTCCGCGCCACCGGCCTCGCGCTGACCGCCGACGTCGCTAACATGGGCCGCGGCCTGCCGGCACAGGCATCGGCGGCGGCCGCCCTCGGGCTGCAGGGCATCACCGCCGGCGCCGGTACCGCAGGAGCTGCGGCGCAGACCTCCATCAACACGATGGGCATGGGCGTCGGTGCCAGCCAGCAGAACCAGAGCCTGTTCAACTCGTCGACCGGCATCATGGCGAACGGCTTCCAGGGCGCGATGCGCGGCTATGCCGGCATGGGCGACACCCTCAACCGCCAGTACGCGACGCAGGTGGATGCGTGGAAGGCGTCGGCGATGATGCAGCAGCAGTCCGCCGCCGGCTTCGGCTCGGCGATCGGCGGCCTTGCCGGGCTGTTCTTCGGATCCGACGAGAAGATCAAGGAAGACAAGCGCGAGATCCCCGAGGGCGCCGCGATCGAGGCGGTGCGCGAATCGCCGTCGGAAGCCTGGCGCTACAAGCCCGGCCACGAGGACGGCGGCGAGCATGTCGGCCCCTACGCGCAGGACTTCACCAAGGCGACGGGCCTCGGCGACGGCCGGCACATCAAGGTGCAGGACATGCTCGGGCTGCATCACGCCGCTATCGCCGATCTCGACCGCAAGGTGGAAGCCATCGCCGATGCGGTCGGGGCGACGCCGCAGCCCGACAACATCGACAGCATGCGCGGCCGTGACATGGCGCCGGAGCGCCGCCGTCGTCAGCCGGCCGTCGGCATCATCATCGCGACGCCCACCGCGCGCCGCTCCGAGCATCGGGAGGCTGCATAATGTCGTTCGGTCTTGGCCTCGGCGGGTTCGTGCAGGGCCTGCGCTCCGGTGTGGAAGCGCGGCAGTCGATGGAGGAACGCCGCGAGCGGCAGGCGGACCGTGCGGAGGCGCGCATGGATCGCGCCGAGGCGCGCGAAACCCGCGCGCGCGACCGCGCCAACACGGAAGCCATCGCCGCGATCGGCACGCAGGCGAACGCCGACATCGAGGCGGGCCAGAACCGGGAGGACGTCGAAGCCCGCTACTTCCGCCAGATCCAAGACGCCTATGCGTCGCAGGGCCGGCCGGATCTTGCCCGTCAGTTCCAGCAGTGGGTGCAGGGCGACGAGGCCAAGAAGGGCATCCGTCACTTCCAGAACGGCATCGTCATGTTCGAAATGGCGCGCCGCCCCGACGGCACCTATGACCCGCAGATGATGCAGCGCGGCCTCAGTGAGCTGCAGCGCGCGCAGGCCATCGGCAGCTATGGCGGCGACCGCCAGTTCTCGTTCCGGCCGATCATCGAGGGGGAGGGCGCCCAGGAGCGCGTCATCGGCTACCGCATGGCCTTCCAGGGCGATGACGGCAAGACCGTCGAGCGCGACATTCAGCCTGGCGACATTCCGCGCGCCGCAGCGATGGTCTTCAACCCGCAGGCGGCCTTCGAGGATCGCCGGAAGCAGGACGAGGCGCGGGCGAAGCAGAACGAGACGCGGCGCACCGAGGAACGCAGCGACTGGCAGGACGCCGAGAAGCAGATCCGCGAGGAATACGAGGAACGCCGGAAGAACGCCACCCTCGAAGGTGGCCGCCGCGGCGCCAGCGCCCAGCCGATTCGGCCGTGGGACGAGCTGGCTCCCGACGAGCGCGACAGCATGGTGCGCAACCGCCTCGGCTCTCGGACCCCGCCGTCTCAGCGCAGCGCCGCCCCGGGCCTTGCCGGCATTGCCGCTCCCTCTGCCCCCCGTGGCCGCGTGCCCTTCGACAACGTCACCGGACAGCCCGTGGCCGGCCCGCCGCCGCCCGATGCGGCACCTCACGAGGCCTCGCACGGTGCATCCGTTCCGGTGACGCCGTCGCGGCCGATCACGCCATCGGTACCGGCTCCGACGCCGGGCCCCGGCTCGACGGCGGCAGCTCCGGCCTCCGAGATCCTGCGCGCCGGGCCGGTGACGCGCGAGGAACAGCAGCGTGACGCGCTCAAGGCCGGTGCGGAGCGGGCGATCCAGCTCGGCGAGGATCCGGACACCGTCGCTCGCGGGCTGGAACGCGCCGGCATCCCGGTCGACGCCTGGCCGGAATCGCT